ACATCATCTTTTATAAATCCTAATGAATTATTTAAAGAAGTTCTCATGCCAGTTGCTATAGGAGATACTATAGAATCTACACGTTTATTTGTTAAATCTGTTTTAATAGGAAATTGAGATAAAAACATCTTTGCTTTTTCAGCAACAGAACTTAATAATCCTGCTTTAGTGTTTGGAATATTACCACCTTTTGCATAAGTATTTAACCCTGCAGAGTTATCCATCATTAATTTTGTTTCTTTGTCTTCTTCAAAATTTTCCCAAGGTAACATACCTAGCCTGCCTTTATTAAATTCTAAAAAAGATTGAGTAGCTTCTTCGTATACTTCTTCTGTAACGCCTTCAATAAATTTTTGTAAAGGTTTAGACTCTAGTTCAGACATAACATTTGGAACTTCTGTAGAAACAGCATTAGCATCACTTGGTCTAGAAACTCCTATGTCTTCAGGAGTTAAAGGGGGGTTAACTATATCGTGAACTGTAGAGCCTGCTGCATAAGCTTTATCACTTGCTTTTACTGGAACGAAAGGATTAACTCTTTTTTCAAAGTCTAAATTATTTACTATTTCATCTAATGTCATGCTATCTCCTATAATATAAGCTATTTTTAGTAGTTAATATATAAAAGATTAGAAAATAAAAAAATGTTATTTTGAAATTTCTTTAGGTCTTTCAGCTGTTTCTATCATAGTTTCATCAAAACCTTGGAATACTGCGCCAGTTAATTGTTGTACATTAGTTTTGCTCTTATCCTCTAAATCCATAATGTCTGATAATTTAAATAATGCTTTTAATCTAGTCTCATCTTTTTCAGATGTTAATGCTATATTATTTATATTCTCTAAAACACTAGTTTCATTAATTCCAAGTTCTTCTAGTACTGGCTTTAATTCTTCTTTCATAGCTGTTTTTATCCTCTCAGTTTTAACTAATGTGCCTGACTTTTCAAAAGCATATTTCCTATTCTCTGTAGGGAATGCTTGTAAATAAGCATCTTCAGGCGGTATCCCTGCAGACATTAATGCAACAAACTTTTGTTCATAGTTGCTTAAATTCTTTTTATCTATCATTCGTTCTTTAGCTTTTTTGCCACCAAACGAATATATATCATCTCTTCTAACAGTATCCATCTCTGTAGTTTCAGACACAGGAAATGTCCCTGTACATGTACCTACATATTCTCTTACTTTATCTTTACCCATTCTTCTTAACATCTTACCTCTACGAAGAATTTGTATAACAGAGCAGTCATCAGTCATTACCCATTCACCTACTTGACCTACTCTCCAATCTTTTAATACTAACAAATCTAATGGCATCTCATCATCTTCATCATATACTTTATGATCAATGCCATTGGCTCTATAAGATCTCACTTACTGACCTCCGCCTCCAGTACGAGCTGCCCCAGTAGGTCCTGTTTGTCTTACTCTTCCAGGAGCTCTAAGATTATAAGCTCTCCTAGACTGCCCTCTTGATGAAGCTTGTTTTTTAGCTTTAGCTAAACATTGTTTTTTAGCTTTTCCTTTTAAACTACCACATGCCATAATATACCTCCTAGCAATTCCATTTTTTTAATGATAAACTTAATCTATCTTTACCTGTATTATTCTCAGGTTTTTGACGTTTTCTCATGCCTTTCATTCTAGCACAAAAAGATTTCTTTCTTGCTCCACCTTTAGGTTGAGGAGCTTTTAAATCAGATCCAGGGTTTGCTCTTTCATAAGACTTGCGTCCTTTTTCATTAAGCCCACCTGCTTTATTCTTACCTTCTTTTCTTTGCCATGCTGGTGATTTAGCCATTACTTACCCTCCTTATACTTATTAGGTTGATATCTATAATATACAGAATCAGTTTCTTCACCTTCTATTAATGTACCAGAAGGTATATTCCATTCTTTTGCAGCATCGCCTGTTACTTTATGTTTTTCCCCAACTGGGTGGATGTCTCCATCAAATGGTCATTTATGATAGCCAGGTTTAATTTTAGTAGCCATCTTTATTTCTAGCAGTCATAGTTTTTGAACCATTACTTTTTCTTTTACCATTATTATCCATGTCTCTTGTGCCACCTTTTTTCATTCCCATATTAGCATAAGGTCCTGAATATGATTTGCATTGAGCTCTTTTCTTTGGATCTTTTATTTTATTACATACTTTCGCTGACGGCATTCTTTTTCTCCTTTTTCTTAGATGCCACTTTAGTAAGTTTTTGAAAGTTTGCTTTGATATATTCTATTTCTTTTTCTATTCTAAAATGTACCGCGTCAATTCTTTCATTTATCTTATCTAACTCTTGATCTATCTTCTTGTTTAAACTATAACCATCTAAACTAGTCATTATTCTTCTCCTCGTTTTTTATATCACTAATATAAGCATTTAACTTAGCCACCTCTTCTTCAAGCAAACTAAGTTTATATGCTACATCTGCAACGTCATTTCCTAATCTTTGTACAACATCTTCTAACATTATGTCCC